CGGCCTGCAGATTACAGGCTAGACGGAAACTTAGGACTCTCCCTCAGGGTCGGTTTTTCTAAGCCGGCCCCAACCACCCCTAGAAGGGTGATCTCCAGCCAAGTTTTATGCTAAGCGACTTGGGACGCCCAAAACGTTCCAAATGTTTACTTAAAACCATTGGAGATCTCTCCCACAACGGTCTGTCGAGAGCCGCAAGGCCTTCAACAGAAATGCTGGATGAGTGGCAGGGAATTAAATCCCTTAAACTACCACTCGAGTCCAACTTAAGCAAACACTTGAGAAGGGCACCAGTCCCGTCGAGGGAATCCCTCGGGGGTTTGGCCTCCACTACATATCCCCTGACTAAGGGGACATGGAGGCTTGGGTGAAGCCTCTCCTGAGCAAACCTCTCAGCTCGCTCAGACAAGAAACTCACCCTGCCCAGCAGCGGCGAAGATGGCCGAATGGTCGGAAAGTAAGTCAGTAACCTTCCGAGTACCCCATCCAGCCAACCCACGGTCTGCCAGTAACCACTCTGATAGAGTTGGTTCCGGAGAGACACGAGGGAGATAACACCGCTAGCGTCTTGCTGTTGTGACGGAAACGCTTGCCGGACACGAACAATACTGACATCGTGCCCATTAAAGTACTCCCGTCCACAAGACTCTCTGAACTTTCCAGTCCAGAAAGACTTGTCGGCCCCTACTCGCGCACCGAAATGCTCGAGCAAGTTGACAACAGTAAGCACTTGATCTCTGGGAACAATTAGATCGTCCCCAAAGACACGCACCGAAGCCGAATACCTTTTCAGGTCATTCCGGCAAAGGGGCTTGTTAAGCGATCTTTGAATCCCCATGAAGATCAATGTCGTAAAGACCATCGCTTCAAAAGGAAAGCAAAGTGCTGAACCCATTGACGCAAACTTCGCGAGACGGATTACTCCGCCATCGGGAAGTTCCGCCCGTCGAGAACGTGTAGCATCGACAGCCGATGACAAATGCGGCCATCTTTGCAACATAGCCCTCACGAGCTGATTAGAGACCCTATCGGAAGCATCACTCAAATCGAGTGTTGCAGTTCGGTTATCAATCGAACCTTGACGAGCCAGATCTTGATTAGGGACCTGGTCATCAAAACCGATAACCCTCGAAAGGAAGTCATCCTTATCGAGGTGCGCGAGAATGCTACGGAGTACTGCCTGCTGCATATACTGCATGCAGGTAGGTTCCATGGCAATAACACGCGGGGTCTTATGCGTCTTAGGCACAAGGGTAACCTTTACAGGTACCTCTGCGCCAGGTTCGAGGAAGTCAACTCCAGCCAACTGTCGATAACTTCGCCAATTGGGAAGGAGATTCTCACCGGCCGCGAGGCCGGAATTTTCGAGACGTTCAGTCCAGACCACTTGACGGAACTTTTGGTTTCCCTTAAGTCCATCAGCGGTAGATCCTGGACCGTGCCTTGGCAAAATTCGCCCTTCGTAGATATCTCTATCTACTTGAGTGAAAATGCCAGTAAAGAGCATGTTCGACATATCAACAAACTCTCGGAGATCTCTCTCCGAAAGTTCATTGTCGAACAAACGGACTTCCTGCTCACACTCGACATAGTTAGCAACGGCTCCTAGCTTTCGTGCTTGGGAGCACTCAAGCTCAATCTTGCTAAACATCAGTGTTAA